TGGCATTCCCGGCAGACCCGCCGCTCGTGACGATGTTCACCGAGAACGTGCGCGACACGGTGTCCGTGTTCGTCACGGTGGCCTTGTCGATGATGGCCCGCACGTTCGTGGCGGTGTACTGCGTGGTTTGCGATGCCTCCATCTGCTTGGGAGGCACGAGCACGGTAACGGTTACGGTCATGATTCGACGCCCCCGATGTTGTTTGCGACTGTGAGGATGATGGACGGGATGCCCGGGTGAGGGGCCACGGGGCCAGAGGCCAGCAGCTGCACGCCGAGGTTGGTGACGCTGAACATGAGTTCGACGTAATCCCCGGCCTTGAGGTCGAAGAAATAGTTCAGGGCCAGGAACACCTCGGCATTGTTGCCCTTGACGCGCACCTGGCTCGCGGAGTTCGTGACATCCGCGCCGTTCTTCCTGAACCAGAGGTAGAACTCCTGATCCGTGGCGACCGTCGAGTCGAGCTGGATGCTGGTCTGAAAGTTGTAGATGCCCTCGGTGTCCACATAGACCCGCGAGGTCGGGCTGCCGATGGTGACGCCACGGGACAGGTCGGTCGTGTTGAACGTGATCGCGGTGGCCGTGTTGATTACGGTCGCCGTCTGCGTCGTGGTGTCGTAGAACGACCCGTAGCGGCTGCGCTTGAACTCGCGCGGGGGCGGCGCAGTCTCCACGAAGTCAGCGATGTGCTTGAGCGCAAGCACCTGCTGCAGCGCCAGCGTGGCCTTGGCCTCGCACACGGCGAGCATCGTGCCCAGCGCCTGCTCGGCGCTCTGCACCTGTCCCTGCGCGTCCGTGGCCGCTGCCTGCGCGCTGCCGGCCGCGAGCAGCACCTGCTGCACAACGTCGGGCGCAATGTCCTCCACGATGGAGAACAGGTTCTCGAAGGCGCGGATCTGCTGGTGATCCTGCAGAAACGACGCGAGTTGATCCCGCGTCAGGCGCAGCGGTGGCGTCTGCGTGGCCATCAGACGTTCAGCGGCTCAAGCCGCGCCTCCAGCCGCAGGAACGAGATGTGCGCGTCCGAGTCGCCCCGGAAGCGCTGCATGCGGATCGACTCCATGTTCCCCTGCTGGAACCACACGAGACGCTTGCGGGTGTCGCCCGTCTTACCGGCCCCGATGAACCGATCCTGACTCCACGACAGGCCATCGGTGGAGTACGAGGTCGAGATGGTCGGGTTCGATCCGACCGTCACGCGCCCCGGCAGCGCCACGAGTTCGAGTTCGTGGAAGATCGCGCCCTTGGACTCGTTGTAGACGATGGGCGTGGAGAACTCCCAGCGGGCTTTCTCGCCCCACTGGCTGCTGATCTTGCGGTCGAGGTAGCCGACCACTCCGTATGCCCCCTCGTCTGCGTCCAGCAGATCACCAGCCGTCTCGGTTTCCAGAGCATCGCCGCCTTCGGTCAGCAGCAGGCCAGTCTGGGGCTGGAGCGCAGGCGATCCCACGAGCCACTTGTCGTAGGCCCAGACCAGATTGCGCGCCGGGTACTGCTCGAAACCCACCACGCCGCCCGTGAGCGTGAACCAGATGCGCATCTGCAGCGCCTGGCTCGCCGCGTGGTCGTATACCAGCGTGCGGTCGGGCAGGTGGACGTACAGCAGCTTGTGCGCCCGGTCGATGCGGGCCTCCAGCTTGACCGTCGCCAGTTGCGCCTCGGTGTAGGTCTGCAGCAGCAGATCAACGTCCTGCGTAGCCAGCGATGCGCTGGAGGCGTTGCCGCCGAGGTAGATGCTCGGAGGCTCGTTCCGGCCGCCGCCGAGGAACGCGAGGCCCTCGTCGCCAAAGACGCACACGGCATGCGTGCCCACCGCGCCGCGCATGATTTGCGCGCCGTCGATCCGCTGGAATGGGAAGAGGTTTCCACCCACGTTGTCGAACACCTCAATGGTGTTGCGGTTGATCGCGTATATCTCGTTGCGCAGCTTGAGCAGTGCGACCACTGGGTCAGGATCAACCTCAGACGATCCGTACTTGAGCGGGTTGACGGCCAGCGGGTTGCTGAGTTCGGTGACCACCAGAAACTCGCCGTCCGTGGTCATGAAGTACCCATCAACCCACACGACATCAAGCACCGTGCCGAGGTCGGGGTCGGTGACTTGCGTCAGCGCCGCGCCGTCCCAGTAGTACAGGCTCCCGCCGCTGGCGATGGCCAGCCGGTCGAAGGAGTAGTCGAAGGTGACGTACTCGCTCGCTGGCCCGCCCACATCACCCAGCACCGTGACAGTCCCTGCAGCCGACACGCTGACCAGCTTCGTGCCCATCACCCGGTAGCACACGCCACGCCAGTTGATGCCGCCACGGTCGGCAGAGTCCGCAAGCACGCCGAACTGCACCACACCATCGTGCGGGCGCAGGTATTCCTGGCTCACGCCTGAACCCTTTGGAACGGGCATCATGTTGACCGGGAACGCCGTCCGAATGTCAGGGCCTGCGTCCGAGTAGATGCCGGCAACTATCGGTATGGAAGCCATGTCAGATCGTGATCGAGCCGGTGCCGGCGGTGAACGTGTAGACCCGGTATCCGGGCCTGCTGACGGTCGAGACGGTGTAGGTCAGAGTGCCGGGAATGGTGGTGATGGCCGGGAAGGATGACGGATAGGCGAGTATGACCACGCCAGAGCCGCCGTTTCCAGGGGTAAAGGTGTTGTACATGCCACCCCCGCCGCCGCCCGTGTTTGGCGAGCCCGATCCAGCCGCAGCTCCACCTGAGAGTTGACCATTCCCACCTCCCCCAACGCCGCCTGTTCCGGCTGTGGTTTGCCCAGAGCCACCGCCCCCGCCAGCATAGTTGACGGCTGATCCAGTGATGCTGCTCGATGAGCCTGCACCGCCGTTTCCGCCCACCGCGTTTGACGCCGCGCCTCCAACGCCGCCAGCACCACCACCGCCGCCAGAAGCATTGACCGTCACAAGGTCTTTGCCGTCTCCTCCAGCATTACCCTGTCCAGCCGTACCCGCGCCGCCCGTGCCCTTCGGGAAGGGGCTTGAATCCGTTGTACCACCACCACCACCGCTGCCGCCGCTGGAGCCGTTCGGAGTCGGAGAATACGCGCCGCCCCCGCCTCCCCCAGTGCTTGTGATTGTCGAGAAAACGGAATTGGTGCCGTTCGCTCCCGTTGTAGTTGAGTTTGTCGCTGTACCGCCCGTTCCAACGGTGACGGTGTAGCTGGCTCCGTGAGTTACAGACAGAGAGCCGGCGCGGAATCCTCCTGCTCCACCAGCCCCAAAACTGCCCGCGCCCCCGCCGGCGACAACAAGATATTCGACGGACGAAAGCGCCGCTCGCAGCGACCCAATCAGCCCCTGAACGGCACCGCTCATGTCAGCCCGTTCCCGCTGATGATCCAACTCGTGCTGGTGACCTTCACCGCCGTGGCCATCCCATAGGCCGCCAGCGTTCTCGAGCCCGTCGTGCCTGCTCCAGCGAGGTACATCGTGTCGGTCGTGATCGCAATCGTCACCGTGTTGATCATGTTGATGAACGTGATCGTCGTGCCCACCGGGAATGGCACGGTGCCGTTGTCCGGGATGGTGAACGTTCTGGCGTTGTTGTCGCTGATCGGGTGAACGATGCTCTTGCCGGCGTCGGTAGCCAGCAGGCCGTAGGCCGCAGACTGCGAGTTCACCGGGATGCCGACGTAGCCCACCGAGTCGGCAAGCGTTGCGGCCGGAACCACCGAGCCGCTGAAGGTCTGCGTGCCGGCGAACGTCTGCGCCGCATCGGTGCGAGCCATCGTGGCGTTCGTGCTCGGGAACGTGACCGTAACGCCGTCTGTGCCCGTGAGCGTGAGCGTGCGGTTTGCCGTCAGCGTCTTGCCATCGGCAATCGTCAGCGTGGCCCCGGCAGCAGGCTGCGTGAACGTGATGCGGTTGATCGTCAGCGCCGTGGCCGCTCCCAGGCTGGGAGTCGTAAAGCTCGGGCTGACGGCGAACACCAGCGCCCCGCTGCCCGTCTCGTCGGTGACGGCTGCGGCCAGATTCGCGCTCGTCGGGTTCGCAAACCAAGCGGCCACGTTGGCACCGAACAACGTCGGGCTCGCCAGCAGCGCGGACATGGACAATTTCTTCGTCGTGCTGCCCTGCACCAGCGGCACCACATCGGTGCCGGTTGCTGCGGCAGCGGCCGGCAGAGCGGAGATTTTGACGTTAGCCATGACTACTTCTTTCCTTTGTTCCGCGCCGAGATGGCCTTGGCCTTCGCCTTGGCGTCTGCCTTGCTGGACGCGCCCCAGGCTTGCAGAGACAGCAGCAGCCGGGTGGGCTCTCCGTCCTTGCGCTCAGGCCCCGGCATGTTGCCCATGCGGGCGAGGAAACTTGCTCGACGGGGGTTGTCGCCTGACTTGACAGGGGGCTTGAGGTTCATGCCTTCGGCGCGTGCGGAGGCGCGGCCGCGGTCGTTTAGCCCGCCCGTCTTTGACTGTCCTGCGGCGCGCTGCCAGGCTGGAGACTTCGCCATCACTTCTCCGACAGCGGCTGGGTGGTGATCGCCCGCAGCACCACGATGGCGACCGCGATCCCTGAGCCGACCATGGCCTGCTCGGCAGGCGACAGGGGCAGCTTGAACACGAAGCCTTGCAGCACCGACAGCACGGCGGTGACGATGCCCAGCCAGACGGTCTTGGAGCGCAGCGAGGCGCGGAGTGCTTGTGCGATGCTCATGCGTATCCCCTAGCGGGCTGCTTCGGAGCGCGGGGGTTGCCCTCCTCGTCCAGCAGGAAGAACT